TAGGGATAAGCCATATCAGAAATTGTTTGATTCATTAAATGCTCATGAACATATCAGTTATCATGGTGCTGTCTCTAATGAGGAAGTCCGTAAAGCATTACAGTCTGCACATATCTTCACTTACCCTTCAATCTGGTCTGAGACCTCTTGCCTTTGTTTGATGGAAGCTATGTCAGCTGGTCTTCATTGTGTTCATCCTAATTATGGTGCACTGCCTGAAACCGCAAGCGTCTGGACTTTCATGTATCAGATGCAAGATACACATCAACAGCATGCTGAGATGCTTTATTCTATCTTAAACGGTCTTATCACTGACCTAAAAAATCCAGAAAATGAAAAGACATATAGCAATCGTGTCAAAGCGCAGAAAGCATATATTGATACTTTCTATAACAGAGATTTTTGGGCTGTTAACTGGAAAAATATGTTAGAGAATATTGCTGCTATTGCTCCAGATAAGACTTTAAATAAATCTTCTGGTCAAATGTTCAGTTACAAAGTCGGTTGACATAAATAATATAGCTTGACTTATTAAACGAGTTAAGCTATATTAAAATTAAAGGCGAATTAATGGACAACGTTATACAGTTCCCCAAAAAGAATATGAACGATAAGTTCAAGCCACAAAATATCGAAGAGATAGATGAACGTATGCAATTGATGAAGATGCAGCATGTTGGTGAAACACTTGCTAATGTTTCACCAATGCTTTTCTCTTATCTAGATGCTGCTGGTTTTAATTTTAGTGGTGAACAAATAGGTGAAGATGACAATGGAGAACCAGTATACGATGAGACAGAATTCTTAAAAGATGGAGCTTTTTTGGTAGAGTCTATACGTTCTATGCTTTGTAGATATCACAACATTGAACACCCTTTTCAAAAAATTGCTGAAGCTGCATTCAAAGATAATATCGAAGAAGACGGCACTCTTACACTCGCTGATAATATTAATGTCAAACTTGTACCAGAAAAAGGAGACAGCTAAGCTGTCATTGTAATATGATCATAGTGGATCTAAATCAAGTTATGTTATCGAACCTTATGGTTCAATTGGGTAATCACACTAATGCTGCGGTAGAAGAAAATATGGTTCGTCATATGGTCTTAAACTCGTTGCGTTCTTTCAAAGTTAAGTTTGGCGATGAATATGGTGAGATGATCATCGCCTGTGATAATAAGAACTACTGGCGTAAGCAGGTGTTTCCTTATTATAAAGCAAACCGTAAAAAAGCTATTGAAAAGTCTGAGATGAACTGGCAGGCAATCTTTGATTGTATGAGCAAGATCCGTTCAGAGCTTAAAGAATATTTCCCATACAGGGTCATTGATATTGAATCCGCAGAAGCTGATGATATCATCGCAACGCTTGTTAAAACACACAGCGAATTCCCAGCAAAGAAAATCCTCATATTATCTGGTGATAAAGATTTTATCCAGCTTCATGTTAATGACAACGTGAAGCAATATGATCCTGTGCGTAAAAAGTTTATACAGCATCCAAATCCAAATCGTTACCTTGAAGAGCATATCTTAAAAGGTGATTCAGGAGACGGTGTTCCTAATATCTTATCTGGCGATAATTGCTTTGTGATCAATGAACGTCAAAAGCCATTGACCCAGAAAAAGATTGATGCTTTTATCGAGCTAAGTATTGATGAGCAACAGGCTCACCCAAATTATAGGAATTACATGAGGAATAAACAACTCATTGATCTCAGTTTTGTACCCAAAGAAATTGAGGATAAGGTAAACGAGAGTTATGAGCAACAAATTGGTAAAGACAAATCTAAATTGTTCAATTACTTTATTGCTAATAAATTGAAAAATCTAATAGAATCGATCGGAGAATTTTAATGGCTATGAGAGTCGGTATTGCAGAGTTTCTTGACCAAGTAAGTAAACTTAAAAGAACAAATGAAAAAGTTGATGCGCTAAAGTATAATGATAGTTTCGTATTGAAGACTATTCTGCAAGCAGCATTTGATCCTCGTATTAAATTCTTGCTTCCTCCAGGCGAACCTCCGTATAAACCAAATGAGCTTGTAGATCAAGAAAACGTTTTGATTCGTGATGCTAGGAAATTGACTTATTTTGTTGAAGGTGGTTTTCCAAATCTCAATCAAACAAAACGTGAGATGATGTTTATTGAGATGCTTGAAACTATCACGCCTGCAGATGCTAAGATGCTCTGTGCTATTAAAGATAAAAAGTTCCCATTCAAAGGCATCACAGAAGCCATTGTAAGAGAAGCATTCCCAACCCTACTTCCTCAGGAGATCAAAGAGTAATATGTCTAAGTCTAAGAATAATAAGTACAATAGTAGATACGCTGATCAAGATTATATCGATGGTAATGTTGATACCCGTAGAGTTGTTAATGATCGACGCAAAGATAAAAGAGTCGAACGTGCTTTGAAAACTAAGAACATAGACATATTGATCGAGATAGATAATGAGGGTATTGACCCTATAGATTATGAAGAAGATTTAGAAGATAATCTAGAATACATGAAAGTAGAATGGAAATAATGCCAACTTATAAGTTTTTGAATAATGATACTGGTGAAGAGTATGAAGAGTTTATGAGCATGTCAGAGCTCGATGAACATTTGAAAACCAACCCGAACGTAACCCAACTCGTTTCTGGGGCTCCAGGACTTATCTCGACATATCATAAGAAACCAGATCAAGGTTTCAGAGATGTGCTTAGGAAGATAAAAAAAGATGCTAATAAAGGTATCTCAAGGAGCACCATTAACACATTTTAAAAGAAGAGCATAATGACATCACCAGAACCCAAGCTAACGCGCAAAGAACGTAGGAAACAAAGGCAGCAGGGACACGGGGAAGAACAGATTCAAAGTAAATTAAATTTCAATTTAAAACACGTCGAACCATTAACAGAGAATCAAAGAAAAACATTTGAATCATACCAAAATGGTAAAAATCTATTGCTTCATGGTATAGCAGGTACAGGTAAAAGTTTCTTATCGATCTACCTTTCCCTCAATGAGATAATGGGCGGTAGTGAAAGATATAAGAAATTATATATCGTCAGGAGCGTAGTGCCCACTAGAGAAATGGGATTCCTTCCAGGCAGTGCTAAAGAGAAAGCAAAGGTATACGAGGCTCCGTATTATTCAATCTGTACAGAGCTATTCAATAGAGGCGATTCATACGAGTATTTAAAACAGAAACAAGTTATTGAGTTTATCTCGACTTCTTTTATTCGTGGCATAACCCTCAACGACTGTATTATCGTCGTTGATGAAATGCAGAATATGGATTATGATGAGCTAGCTTCTGTTATAACCCGAACTGGTAAAAACTGTAAGATTATTTTCTCTGGAGATTTCAGGCAATCAGATTTTAGAGGTAAGCATTCAGAATATAAAAATGATGTGAAAAAGTTTATGAGCGTCATTCAAAACATGCCCAAAGATTTTGAGTTTGTTGAGTTTGGCATTGACGATATTGTGAGAAGCAAGCTGGTGAAAAACTTCATTATAGCTGCAGATAGATTGGGTGTATGAGGAAAATATTTGATCACGAATATTATAATTTTGAAGATCTTAATACTACAAATATCAAAGGCAAAAGACATTATGTGTTACCGAGTGGGATTGCCGTTCCCTCGGTAACAACCGTTCTAGGCGAGAAATTAGATGACGGCTCTCTCGAGCGCTGGAGGGCGCGAGTGGGTGCTGCAGAAGCTGATAAGATATCTCATCAAGCAGCGACCAGAGGAACTGCAATTCATGAGATTTGTGAGGCATACCTCCGCAATGAAACAAATTATCCTAAAAACACTATGCCAATCCATATTGATACCTTTAAGACACTCAGACCAATATTTGATGAACGCATAGGTAAGATATTTGCGATTGAAGCTCCTTTATATTCTGAAAAACTCTATACTGCAGGTAGGACTGATTGTATCGCAGAGTTTGATGGTATTATGTCAATCATAGATTTTAAAACATCTAAAAAAGTTAAAAAAGAAGAGTGGATCGAGAGTTATTTCTTACAGGCAACCTGCTATTCGCTAATGGCTGAAGAGCTAACTAATCTGATCATACCACAGATTGCAATCCTGATCGCAGTTGATAATGAATCTGCACAGGTCTTCGTGAAAGACAAAAAGCAATACGTGGATAAGGTTCGTGAGATATTCCGACCTAATTAAAAATAATTTATCTTTTTATAAAAAAAGACTTTACAAATTAAAAAAACTAAGCTATAACGAGAATATAGTGAAGCCAAACAAACGGAGATTTTTTCATGGCACACAATATTGAGTTCGTTAACGGTAAAGCACAGATGGCTTATGCAGGAACAGTTCCTTGGCATGGCCTTGGTACAGAAGTTCCTGCAGATCTGACTCCTGCTCAGATGCTAGAGGCTGCAGGTCTCAATTGGGAAGTTCGTAAGATCCCAGCTTTTGCAGAGATTGCTGGTCAACAGGTAGAAGTTGGTCGCTCTGCTCTTGTTCGTAGTTTTGACGACAAGATCCTCGATATCGTCTCTGACGACTGGAACCCAGTGCAGAACGAAGAAGCGTTCGAGTTCTTCAATGACTTCGTTGCTGCTGGTGACATGGAGATGCACACAGCTGGCTCGCTCCAAGAAGGTAAGATTGTCTGGGGTCTTGCTAAGATCAAAGAATCTTTCGAGCTCTTCAAGGGCGACAAGATTGATTCATATCTCCTTTTCTCCAACTTTCACAAATATGGTTTCTCTACTGACGTTCGGTTCACCCCGATCCGTGTGGTTTGCAACAACACGCTGACCCTGTCACTCAACTCCAATGTTGAGCGTATGGCTAAGATCTCCCACCGTAAGGTGTTCAATGGCGACAACGTCAAGGAGATGCTTGGTGTTGCTAAAGACAAGCTCGCTACCTACAAGGATATGGCTGCTTTCCTTGGTTCAAAACGTTATAACAACGAGTCAATTGTTGAATATTTCACCCGCATTTTCCCAGTGACGAGCTCTTCTTCAAAAAAAGAGGTATCGCGCAATGCTGAAGCTGCAATGACCATCATCGAGGCTCAACCTGGAGCGCAGTTCGCTGAAGGTACTTTCTGGCAGGCATTTAACACGGTCACTTACATGACCGACCATGTGATTGGTCGTAATGCTGATAACCGTATGGCTTCGGCTTGGTACGGTATCAACAAAGGTCTTAAGACGAAAGCTCTTGAAGTCGCTATTGAAATGGCAGAAGCAGCATGAACAAGGAAAAGAAAATGAACAATATCTCTGTCATTGAACGTTTTGATGTCTCTAACTATATCAAGGGTAAACTTGATTGGTTTCCTATCGAAGAGCTGCGTGGCCCTAACACACGGCGTAGCAAATCTATCACAGACGTTAATGGTCGAGCTGGCATCTATCAGATTGCTCATGTTAATGATGTTAGTGATATTGGGGAATCTGTTTTTCATCCGAAGATTGGCTATACAGGTAAGAGCGAGAACATTTTTGGTCGGCTTGGTCAACTAAAAAACAACTCTCATACGACTAGCCCGTATATCCGTAATAATTTTAAAACAGAAGATATCCGTGTT